TAGCCCGCTCTTCGGCTCAACTGCGGTGAATACGGTGGCTTTGCTGTTCTTGGTGTTGAACACGATCAGTCCTTGTGCCCCAATGATAGTCTCTGGCTTGGCAGAGTCAACTCCAAAAGCCTCGCTTCGGCTCAAAAACTTCAGTCCCTTTATTTGTTTTTCGGCACTCTGCGCCTTACGCTTACGGGGCTTGCGCGAAGCACGGAGAACTCCGAGTCGGTCATCCAAATTTTGAATTGCACCGCCAAGTATTTCAATCATATACTTCAAACCCTTTGGGCTGAAGTGAGAATATCCTTCCTTCAGGTCGGGATCGCTGCCGCTGCTAGCCGCAGAAAACTCCTGAAGAACCGAATCCAACCGTTCACGCACAGCAAGAGCCAGTGGACGGTTCAGGTCACTGGTCTTGATCCAATCAAGCAAAGAGGTGTCCTTGCGCTTGCCGCCAAGCACCGCAGTCATGGTGGAGTCAATCACAGGCTCCAACAGGCACAGAGTGGCATCTGCTTTGGCAGCAACCCGTTCTGCCACGCTTGGACGCTCAACCACAGGAGCGTTTGCGCGGGCACTGTCAAGCAGTTCCACCAAGTGCTTTTGGATCAGTTCTTGCTGCTTCTCTCCGAACGGAAAACCCCGAACAGCCATGCGGCAGTATGGAGAGACAAATCGGAAATGTTCCTTTCCTGCACGGGACACCAGTGCTGCGTCTTCGGTCCTGCCGCTCTGCTCCAAATATTCCCGCACCCACACTTTGGCAGACGCGAGTTTGTAGTTCTGTCTGTACCAATAAAGGGACTTTTCGGTTGCAAGTTCAATGTCTTCTGCCTTTGTGTTAGGGTCATACTGAGGCTCTGCCCCACCCGACAGAATGTTTCGTGCCCGCTCTTTTGAAATTTTCCGACTCATGGTTAGCATAGTTTGCTGAAGTTGTTGACCTTCTTATAGGTCAAGATGTTCTGGAACTTATCTAGTAACTGGTCAGACTTGTGAGAGATCACAAAGATGTTGCTGCTCCCGCCCATGCCTTGCAGAATCTTGATTACCTCTTCTGTGCCAACGGCATCAAGCGAGGAATCAAATACTTCGTCAAGGATAAGCAGGTTCGTGTTAGCACTGTTCTTCATTCTAGCAATGTCTCGCCACGCAAGCAAGAGAGAAACATCAATCCTCAATTTTTCACCCTCGCTGAAATTTTCATATGAAAATTCGTCGCGGTGACGGCTCTTGATTATTTCATTGAAGTCCTCGTTCAAGGTGAACTGTGCAAAGAAATCCATTGAAATCAAATACTTGTTAATGATTTTGTTGAGAGCAGGAATGTATTTACGAATGATCTTGCGCTTGATTCCGCTGTCCTTGAGCAGGACCGTTGCAATCTCCATTGTGTGCAAGTCCTCAACAAAATCCTTTTTCTGCGATTCTGCACTGTCCTCTTCTGTTTGTAGCGTAGTCATGGCATCGCGTTCAGTCTGAATGGATGACTTCTCGCGCTGCACTTTCTCTGCAAGTTCATGCAACTGCTTCAAGTACTTCTTGGAAGACGCGATTGCAGAATCTGTTCGGTGAGACTCCTGCTTCTTGTCATCAATCTTCTTCACCACATCGTTGGCAATGTCAAGTTTGGTCCGTGCGTCCTCAAGCATCTGCTCCATTTTGCGAAGAGCGAGTGCTAGTTCGGTTTCACGGGATTCCTTCTTTCCGATCATGTCCTGTCGGAACTCGTCGGGCAGTCCGTTCTTGCACACAGGGCATTCCTCGTTCTGTTCGTAGAATGTCCGCTCGTCCTGTACCTTCTTCACATTCCCCTGCATTTGCTTTCGCAGAGCGGTCATTTGTGATATGGAGTCTCGCTGCTTGTCAACAGACGAAACACTTTCGGCAAGAACAGCAATATCTTCTTGCAGGGCGGCTTTCTTCTCAAGCAGAGTCTGAAGGGATTCCTGCTCTTCCGCAGCGGACTTCTTGTACGAGTCCAGTTGCGAATCAGACTTCTCCTCAATCTTCTTGATCATGTCCGCTTTGTGTTCAATCTTCAGACGAATCGTTGAAATAGTTGACTCCACTGAACGGAGTTCTTCCTTCGTGGAAATCAAACGCGACTTCAGGGCTTCGTTCATCTTGGAGAATACATCAATATCCAACAGATTCTCCACGATGTTGCGGCGATCCGCAGCAGGGAGACGCATGAACGGCACATAGTTTGTGGAGCCAAGAATCACTACCTGACAGAAGGTCTTGTAGTTCATCTTGAGGATTTGCCCCTCAAGAATGGCTTGGTAGTCCTTCGCATTAGCCGTCTGCTCAATGGTTTTGCCGTCCTTCTCAATGGTGAACACCTTTGGAGACAGCCCACGCACAACCTTGTACTTGCTGCCGTTTGAGGTGAACTCAATCTCCACCACGCAGTCCTTGCCATTGATGGAGTTCACGATCTGCGGCAGATTGATGTTTCGGAACGGCTTTCCGTAAAGCACAAAGGTGAGGGCATCCAACATGGTGGTCTTGCCCGCACCGTTCTCGCCACAGATGAGTGTGGTGGAGTGCTTGTCCAACTGTATCTCTGTGAAGTGGTTTCCCGTACTCAACAGATTCTTCCAACGGATTTTGTTGAATGTAATCATGGCTTGGCAGTCTCGTTTGCAATACATTCTGCGTACAGATCACGCACAAGGGTCTTCAGCCGCTTCGGATCGGAAATATTCTGAAGGGCTTCAATCTCCTTGTTGATGATGGAGATGGTGTCCTCACCCAAATCAACGAGGTCGCTGTCCCCGTTTTGGTCGGGCTGAAGGTCTTCAATGATCGTGACCCCGTGAGGAGCGGAAGCGTATACCGAGTCCACGAACTTCTCAAACAGGTACGGCTTCGTCTTCTTCTCCACGATGATACGCACAAACTTGCCGCGAGTGCGCTCTTCCTCTACCGACAGAGGAACAGTCTCGCTGGCATCGGTGTCATCGTAGCGGATCTGCGTGAAGATCGTATGCGGATTCTTCACGAACTCCAACTCACGGGTTTCGGTGTCAAGAATGTGAAATCCCTTCTTGTCACCGTAGTCGTTCATGGTGATTTGGTACGGACATCCCAAATAGTGGACATTCTCATGGGAATGGCGCGTGTGAAAATGCCCTGTGTATACAGCCTTGAATCGCTTGAACAGGTCTGCGCTCATGCCCCCATCAAAGGGAGTTCCACGCAGCACCTGATACCCGTGCAGTTCAAGATGCCCGCATAGAATTTCTGCACGGGTTTCCGAAATAAACTTCAGGGATTCGGCTTCGTTCTCCTTGTTGATCCAGGGCAACAGCGCAATGGGCAGTCCGTCAAAGTCAAGAGTAACGGGCTTGTCGTGAACAATGAACTTGTCGGAGAACAGTTCCTGAAGCGAGTTCACCTCGCTCTTGTTCTTGAAGAAGATGTCGTGGTTGCCAAGAATGCAGTGCATGACCGCACCGCTTTCCTCAAGCCGCTTCACGAAACCGTTGCGAACGGCGTTCAGCGTGAGGAAGTTCACAAACTTGCGACGATCAAGAAAATCGCCCATGTGAATGATGGTGGTGATGCCCTCCGCTTGGATACGCGGAAAGAACACACGGTCAAAGAACCGCATGAAGTGTTCCATGAACACAGGCGAATCATTACGCGCACCAAAGTGCGTATCAGTCACAATCGCAATCTTCACTTCTTCTTGCCTTTCTTTGCGGGCTTCTTGGGCTTGGCAGCAGGCTTCTTGGGCTTGGACCGCTTCACGGGCGGGGGAGGTGGTGGCTCTTCAGCCGCAACAGGCTCACCCTTCTTTTCAAACGATTCAATGTCGTTTTCTGTCAGGAATGTGGGAAGGGTTTCAAAGTTGTCTCCCACCTTCAGGAAATTTTCACGGAACCACTTCTTCATCTGCGAATCCACATCGCTCATCTCAATCTTCTTGAGTTTGATGTACGCTTGCTTCTTCTCCTTTTGAATGCGACGAAGAAATGCGTAGTAGATGATCTGCGTGAAATACGAGAACGGATTGCTGGACTTTGATGGGTCAAAGTTATATGCGTACAGTAGGCAGTTCTCAATGCCGTCTGAAATCATCTCGTCCCTGTACGGGTAGTTGATGAAGTTGGGCTTGCGAGACAGATGCTCTGCAATCTTCATAAAACATTCACCGATGTAGTTCGTCACGGGAGGATGTCGTTCTCCCTTTGCATTAGCAGCATCAACCAAAGCCTTCCACGATTTCATCTCTGCGAAAAACTGTTGGTTGTCTATGTAGTGTTCACTCTTCTTTTTTGCCATCACGGTCCTTTCATGTCCATCATTATCACACACTAATCGTTCTGTGTCAACCCTCTCCCTCATTTTTCGGAGGCTCGGGCGTATCCAAATAGTCTTTCAAATACGGCGACCAGTCCTCATGGCTGTTGCCGTAGTTGGGCTTCTTCTTCAGGTCATCGGCGGGTTCGTTCCACTCTTCTTTTGAGATTTTTTCCCGCTTGTTCTTCTTCTTGGCTTTCTTGGGCTTTTCAGGAACATCATCGGCGTCTTCATTCATCATTTCCTCAAGGAAATCGGTGGATATGAAATCTTCCACAGAATCCTTCAAATAGTCCATGAAACCGCTTTCAATCCACGCAGTAAGTATGTCGTTTGGAATACTTACAGAAAATATTACACCTTCGGGGCGTGGTGGAAACATGGACGGAAATGCGGGAGCCTTCATGCCCTGCACAGGAGAATCACCTGTTGCGCCGTCTGCTGCCAACTGCTTCAACATATCCTCAAGTTTCTTGTCCACTTCATTGGACAAGGCTTTCATTTCTTCTTCCGTGATTTCGGTGGGAGGCGCAAGCGGAGCAGGAGGACGATCCAACGCCTCAGTCTGACGATCATACAGGGTAACCATATCCGGATCGGGCGGTAGATCCACGACAACAAAATCCAGTGGAATATCTGCAATTATTTCAGAAGTGGATCCAAGCCAATCGGAAAAGAAAATGCTGTGCCGCTTCACGCCTGTGTACGGATCGGTCTGTATATTGTTCATCACGCGCATGGGTCGCATGAGTTTGATCTTGTCTTTGGTCTTGCCAGCAACTTTGGCAATGATTTCTTCGCCACTACGCAACTTGAAGACCCGCAGTTCATTCTTCTTTATTCTGCTCATGCGTCTTCTCCCAGTTGAATCTTGACAAGTCGATATTCAAAGCCTTCGGTTTCGTACAGTTTCATGCGCTCGTTCATGTGTCGCAGTGTGTGATTTTTCCATGACTTGAATGATAGATCATCACCTAGATCGTATAGTTTAGCGGTACTTTTGTCCTGTGACACACGCAACTGTCGCCCAATGCTCTGTAGAACGCGGATACGGGACTTGGATGGCGATGCAAATATGATGTTGTGGAGGCGGCGAATGGAAATGCCTGTGCTGAATGTGCCGTAAGAAGCAATGATAATGGCATCGGATTCACTCTCAACAATCTTGCGAATCTCCTCTCTGTCCGCAGCCTCAGTGCCACCATGTACAAAGAATACCTTGCGCTCAGGAGGAACGCAAGCCCTCACAAGACTATTTAGTACCTTTCCGTGATCTTCCACAAATTGAAATAGTATGAGTGAGTTGCCCTTTAATCGCTTGCACATATTTGCAATGAATGCATTTCTGCGCGGAGAGCCAATGATCCACCGTATCTCGTCTTGATACTTGGCGCGTTTCACGGCTTCGCGGTCAAGATCAGGATACGATAGCAGCAAGCAGTCTATTTTTAGATCGCTCAGGATCTTCTTGTCCATCAAATCCTTTGTCTTTGTGACTTCGTAGGCGCGTCCAAACAGCCCTTCAAGCACAAGGCGATGAGTCTGTGTGCCGTCAAGCGTTCCTGTTGTGCCCACACGAAACGGACAAGTCTTTAGTTTGGACATGATGGAGGTAAGCGACTTGGACTTGAACAGATGCGCTTCGTCACCAATCACTGCGCTGAACTGCTGAAACCATTTCTCGTTCTGCTTGTACACGCTCTGCCATGTGGACACCACCACGCGCTTGTCTGTGCCTTTGTCTGCACCTGCCATGATTTTATGGCACTTGGCATCGGTGTCCCATCCGTTTGCAGACGAGTAATCCGTGAAATCCGAAACCATCTGCTCCACAAGTGAAACAGTGGGAACCACAATCAGTACCTTTTTGTCTTTGGGAATCTTGTCCAAATAGTACCGCAGCAGTGTGTAGATGATGAGACTTTTGCCGCTGCCTGTGGGTGACAGGAGCAGACACCGCTCTTCATGCATGGCATGGTGAACCGCATTCACTTGGTGTTCGTGTGCGTCCACCCGTTTTCCGCCCACGCGGATCTGTAAGAAATCCTGCATAAACTTTCTTACAGACTCGGTGGTGAACTTGTTGGTGTTCTTGGACGGCAGCGTGAGCGTGTAGCCGCGCTCTTCCGCAAACTTCTTGATGTATTCGGTCAGACCAGCGTACACAAGTCCCGTGTGGATATTGAACAGTTTGATCTCGCCGTTCCACAACCGTGCGCGATACGCTGGCATGAACTTGTAGCCGGGAACCTTGAAAGTGAAATAGTCGGACAGTTCGTGAGCAATGCCTCTGTTGCACTCCACACGAACATTCACCGAATCCACTTCACTCACATCAAGGTCAAACATCAGCGAAGATCCTCGTTCCCTACGGTCTGACCGTTGAACCGTATACTGTATGTAGTTCCAAGATCGCCACGCCACCCCACCAGTTGCACACCCGCATCACGCAGCATATCAGCACCTGCGGAGATTGAGTCGCGCCACCGATACGGTGTACGCTCAAGCAATGCATTCAGGGTAACAACGCGCTTGATGCCGAACTGTATCATGCAACGGGCACATTCCGAACACGATGCCCAAGTGCAGTACACGGTCAGTCCGTGCGTGGGCAAGCCGTTGTGAATGGCTTTGAACACAACAGCCCGCTCTGCGTGTTCGGTGCAGAATCCCTTGTCGCTTACCTTGCGGGGATATCCTGCTGCCTCTAGCACGGGGGGAACATGGTTCCAAGACGACAGCACCACGCCCATGTTGGGAATGGTTAGAACTGTGCCTACCTGTGTGTTGGGATCAGTGCTGTGCCGTGCAGCCGCGAATGCGTCCTGCAAGTACATACGATCAACCCACCAGTTGTCTGCATCGGGTGGATACTGAATCGGGAGGTCATTGTCCATTCACGAACTTTCTCCAGTCAATCGCGCAACGGATCTTCCAATGGCGATTGTTGAGTTCCTTCACGATCTCTTCAAGCAGTGCGATCTTTTCCTTCTGATACACCACCTTCTGCTGTAGTTTAGCAAGGTCCGCATCAGACTCCAAATACAGATCAAGATCGTTCCGCAGAATCTTCAGGGGGAACGGTTCCCATCCGCGCACAGTCAACTCTTCCTGTGACATCTTGCCTGTGTAGTATTCCCACTTGGCGCGGAGCAGAGCCTTCAGGTCAAACTCGCACTTGGCAAGCGCAAGTTTCTCGTCCGTCAGCAAGTTCAGGTACTTGCTGTGTAGTTGCGGGATCTTCAGGGCTTCAATATCCAAAGCCGCGTCATCCAAGCGCACATCACGCTCAATCTCTTTACGAATATCGTCTAGGGTCATAGGAGTTCTCCGTATGGGGAGATTCTACACTATGCGGTGCAGCAGTCAAGCACAAATCACAGAACTTCAATATTGTAGTTGCGGTACGCAAAGGTAGCCGTGCATTGCAATGGTTCCGGATCCATTACTGTGGACGAAAAATCAACCGAACCCAAAGAACGGGGATACAGTCCCTCAAAGGTCACATTTATTTTTGGGTGTTTGTTGCTGTTCAAAATAATCAGGTTGGCGGTGGACAGGTGGGTATTTGGATAATTGAATTCTGTGTAGTCTTCCACATTGGTGGAAGAGCGCATCCAATTGAATATCTCAAGCCAATTTTTCATCTCTTCGTCCACGATAAAGGTGATGCTCAATTCATCAAAATCCATTTTGGACGGAGCCTTTACTGCCACAAACGGAGTGGGCATAATGACATCACTCATGCTTACGGTTGGTAGAGAAGCACTTTGACAAAAGTACGACACATTAGGGCTTCTTGCAATAGCAAACCGATAGTAGGTCGGTAGCAGCGGATTGATCCGCTCGGGATACCGATTTTCTACTTGTTCGGAAATACCAATGAAATCGTATCTGTTTGCCATAACAGTATGTAGAAAAGAAAAGGGGAGGGCACGAAGCCCTCCCCAATTCTTTGCTTTGCAAGCAGTCTATTACGATGCAACGCCGTGGAGGTTGTCCACGCGGAACATACGGTAGTAGACATTGGTGCGAGCCGTGAGTGCGCCGCTAAGAACGGAAGAACCACCAGCGAAGGGGTTCGCAACCATGCCGTAGCGGGTCTTGAACGCCATCTTGGGCTGGAAGGTGTCAGTCGTAACTGCACGCATCATCTGTAGCGGGACATAAGGGCAGTAGAACAGACCCGCATCATACGGGCTGGTTCCCTTATATCCAACGCAGACGAAGTTGGGGTTAGCAGCAGTGCTGTCGATGTACGGATCAATGTACACCTTGATC